AGTCAACAAGGAGGGGACCGAGGTCCTGCGCGACACGAACGATGCGCGGGAGTGGCAGGAGGCCGTCAAGGCGCTCCTCGTCCAGCAGATCAAGACCACTGCTGAACAACAGATGCAGGGCGCGACAGGCTTCCTGGAAACCATCCACGCATCCGTCGCGCTGTTCCAGAAGAACCCCGACCTGATCCCGGGCACCAAGGGGTTCAACCGGGACCTGGCCGACAGGTTCGCTGCGATGGCGCAGCCCTACGAGGTCAGGGTGGACGGCAAGCTGCAGGGCTACTCCATCCCGGTGCAGCCGATCATCGACAACCTGCGCAAGCAGTCACAGCCTCCGGCTGCGGCGGCGGCGACCCCCGCGCCGACCCCGCAGCCGGACCCTCCCCAGGCGGGCATCTCCTCGAAGGCCGGCAGCAGCACAGAGAAAGAAGATTTCTCAACGCTCTTCGGCACGATAGGCTTGCCGAACATGGTGATCTAGGAGGCCGACATGCCCACAACTCCGCACGCTGCCACCGCCTACCCGGAGGAGGACCTGTACATCAAGTCCCCGGCCGAGACACGAGACCTGTTCCTCGCGGAGATCGAGGAGATGCGGGCCGCCCACGCGCGGGAGAACCGCACCGTGGTGGAGCAGTACGAGAAGCTCACCGGCCAGTACGTCGCGTACGCCACCGGGGTGACGGGCACCGGCTCTCAGAAGACGTTCACGGGCGGCGCGGTCCCGCCGGACCTCGCAACCCTGAACGATCTCGGGGCGCTCGGCGAGACTGCTGCATGGGCACCGGGCAACGCCATCCGGCTGGGCGACAAGACCTGGGCCAAGTGGGACGGGACCAAGTGGGTGGTGGCGCTGCCGACCGCGTGGGCCGGCCACACCTTCACCGACTTCCCCGGCGTGACGTCGGCCACGACCCCGCCCGCCAGCACAGGCCCCGACCGGCTCGTCGCCAACCCGACGACCGCGTGGCAGGCAGGGCAGACCGTCTCCGTCAACGGCTTCCCGTTCACCTGGAGCGGGACCGCATGGGTCGTGCCGACACCGTAAGGAGTGGATCATGGCTGAAGCAAGGGGCCGCTCCGGCGGCACGAACAGGGACACCGGATCGAGAAGCCCCCGCCTGAGCCGCTGGAACGACCCCAAGAATCCGAGAGAACCGAAGAGGCCCTTCCAGACCAAGTATCCGGAGAAGGAACTCGATGACGCCCTTCGCAAAGGAGCAACGTTCGATGAGTTTCTAGACATCATCGCCGGGTGGCAAGACAGACGCGACCGAGGAAGCAGAGTCAGGGAGATCTCCAAGCTGGCAACAGAACTCAGCACCCCGCCCCGTCTCGGCGGCCGGAGCAAGAGCGCACCTTTGGAAGGCCGGCTGAGGGAGTACAAGGAGAACTCCTGGGGACCCGGCACGGACAACGTGCGGAGGTGGGGGCCGATGCATGAGTACGACTGGAGCCCCTTCCCGCCCCCTCCCAAGTGGACCCCGTCACGGGAAGAGAGACTCAACCCGGAACTGGGCGTGGATCGCACGCTGAAGCCGACACTGGAACAGCGCCTGCTGGATCCGGCCCGGCGCGGGATTCCAGGCGGACCTGCGAACAAGCAGGAGCTGATCGACGCGAAGCGGAGGGAGGCAACCAGGCAGCTCCTGGCCCGAACTGCCGGGGATGCCGGGGACAAGATCGTGGGAGGGCCGGGATCCTCCCCGTTCTCACCAACAGTCCCCATGCCACATATGCTGCGAGATGAATACGACTGGCAGATGTGGTTCCTCAGCCAACGCCCGGACATCGCCAAGCGGGCCGAGGAGGGAACTCTGACTCCTGAGGACCTGGAACTGTACAAGGCTTGGCGATACGACATGTCGTTACCACGCGAATCCAGGCGAAAGGGAGTCATCTGACATGGCTGGACAGAGAGGCCGCTCCGGCGGCACGAACAGGGATGCAGGACCAGACCGCGAGGAACGCAGACCCTTGTCGATTCCTCCCCGCGCAATGCAACCAGGCGACCTGCGAGGGAGAAGGGAGCCGGACACTATCGTCGGGCCTCGTAAGCGGCCAGCCACGATGCCCCAAATACAACCCTGGAGCGAGGACCAGAACAGAGGGGAGAGACAGAACCCCGTTCGACAAGCAAGGGCCCGAACAGACACCGAGTCGGCAAACACCCCGTACCGGAACCGCCCGTACCCGATCATTGACCTGGACGAGCTGGAAGGCTGGCATCAGGAGTTTCCGTACTTCTCCAAGGACGAAATCCTGAACGCCCTGCAGGGACGCGACCCCAGTCTGATGGCCATACTGGACGGTACGTACGTGAGCGGCGGGGACTATGGCAATTCGTTACGAACCGCCCCGACGGAGAGGTGGGACGACTGGAAGTTCGGAGTCCCGGAGGGCGGCAGCGGTATCCCCAAGCCCCTGAACCCCGCCACAGATCCGTTCCAAGGCGCGATCATGAATACCGGCAGGGTTCTCAAGATGCCGTTCGAGGGGCTCGGCATGCTGCGGGACAGGACCGTCGATGCAGGAGGGGACATTCTGCGATTCCTCTCCGGGCCTCCCATATGGGAGGTGGTCGGAGACGGATATCCTCCCTGGCGTGAAGATGAGAAGCCGAAGTACGTGACAGATGAGAAAGAATCCACGACTCAGGCCCTTTGGCGCGATCTCATCAGAGAGCTGATCCACGGACCCCGGAAGCCGGAAGACAAAAACTGACATAGCGAGCAAGGAAAGTGACCGATGCAGCATGTCTTTCCCCAGCACTACGTGCCCAGGCCGTACCAGCAGGAGCTCCACCGCATGTGGCGCTCCAAGCGGTACGGCCTGGCCATCCTGCCCAGGCAGTCGGGGAAGGACGTCGCAGCCTCGATGGAGCAGTGCGACGCACGGCTCCGCATCCCCAAGACCACAGGCGTGTACATCTCCCTGTCCAACCCGATGGTCCGTGACATCCTGTGGGACAAGACGTACATCGACCCGGTATCCGGCGACTACATCAGGGCGCTGCAGGACAACATCCCTCCCGAGCTCGTGTCCTGGAAGGACACCTGGATGGAGGGACGGTTCACCAACCTGAGCCGGCTCAAGCTCCAGGGGTACTTCCAGTCGGGACAGGACAAGTCCGGTGTCGGCACGTCCTACCAGGACTACACGATCACCGAGCTGGCGCTGTTCTACCGGGAGGATCCGGTGCCCCGGCTCATGCCGATCCTCGAGAACCGCGCGGAGAACAAGCGGCTCATGGTGGTGAGCACGCCCCGTGGCAAGAGGCGCAACCCCCTGTGGCTGCTGATGGAATCGCTCAAGGGCAACCCCGAGGCACAGATCATCGTCCGCACGATCGACGACCTGAACGCCATCATGAAGCGGGAGGGCCTGCAGCCGGTCCTCAGCCAGGCGGAACTCGAACGGATCGAGGACACCTACCTCCGCCGCTTCGGCAACAGCCGCATGTTCGAGCAGGAGTACCACGTCTCCTTCGAGGAGATGGATGCCGCCGCCGTGTACGGCGAGGCGTACATGAAGATGGAGCAGGAGGGCCGGATCACCGAGTTCAACCTCGACCCTGGCCGCCCCGTGTACGTCGTCTTCGACATCGGTGCCTCGGGCATGCACTCGGACGCCACGTCCTGGATCGCCTTCCAGTGGTTCAACGGGAAGATGTTCGTCTACGACTGCGGCGAGGGCCACGGCAGGGCGCTGCCCGAGTACGTCGACGACCTCCAGGCCAAGCACTACTTCAACAAGATCGCCACCATCATCCTGCCGTGGGACGGCGACCACCACGAGAAGGCGGTCAACACCACGCCCGCCGACATGATGCGGCAGCGCTTCGGCAGCGTCGCAGTCCTCGCCAAGAGCAACAAGGTGTGGAAGATCCCCGGCTCCCGGAGCGGGGACTACTCGCTGGTCACAGACATCCAGCAGACGCGGATGCTGATGTACAACATGCTCGTGCACAAAGAGAACTGCCAGTGGCTGCTCGAATGCCTGGAGAACTACAAGTACGAGTTCAGCACCAAGCTCCAGCAGTGGACGCAGCAGCCCCTGCACGACAAGCACAGCCACATGATGGACGCCCTGCGGTACGCGGTGCAGGCGGTGAAGGAGCTCGACTTCTTCAACGGAGGGTTCTTCGACGACCCGTCGCAACGCTCTAGGTCCGTCACCTACGAACAGGACTACACAGGAGTGTGGGCATGAAGAAGCAGGTCACCATCCGACAGGCGCTGCAGAATGTTGCAGACAATCCGGTGATCCAGACGGACGACATCATCGCACTGCCCGTGCACGAGCTCGTCTGCCGCACCTTGTTCGAGATCGCCAACGGTGTGAAGACCACCGAACCCCGGTCGCTGACACGGGCCAACGCTGCACGGACCATGATCTTCGAGCGCATGGTCGGCAGGCGCAGGGCAGGATCCCACCCGGCCACGAAGAAGCAGACATCGTTGCAGTTCCGCAACCTGACCGGGGAGGTGGAGGCATGAGCGAGGAAGTCGTCCCCATCCACAGATGGAGGAACCGCATCCCCGAGGAGCACCGGGCCAGTCTCGACACCAGGCTGCACTGGCTCTGGCACCAGCGGTTCGGCACCGTGCAGATGATCTACACCCAGAGCGAGGACATCCTCGACAGGACAGCGGCCACGCTCATCCTGCAGGCGATCATGGCCCGCGATCTCCGCTCCATCCAGCAGCTGTTCGCCAGGCTGGAGGGCGGCGCGATCTACGATGAGGAGATCGTGGACGACGCCATCCCGATCTGATCCCGTCGCCAGCGATCCTTCCAGCGCTGCGCCTCGGGCCTGCGGCACACGTCGCACTTGCAGGGCCTCGGCTTCGACATGTGGTCGTAGGCGTCGGTGTCGGGCCGGGTCTCCATCTTGTAGCGCACCTCGTCCGGCAGCAGGACGAGCGGCAGGAACCACTGCCCGTGGTACAGCAGCGCCTCGGGATCGTCGGGCTTGCGCACTCCATATTTGCGCTGCTCCGGCGACAGCGGCTTGTACCTCGTGCCGTTGGAGTACACGCGGGTGCCGTCCTCCAGCACCTTGATCCTGTGGTGCGTCACGGGTACAGCACCCCCTCGCAGTACTCCGCGTACAGCGTCAGAGTCATCGGACGATGGCGACGGATGTAGTAGCCGGGCTTCACCCGGTACGCCTTGGGCACCTTCCGACCCATGATGTAGGTCATGTACGGCTTGCCGAAGTAGAACTGCAGCACCTTGTTGATCTTGCGCAGGTCGCCCCTCCAGGTGGTGTGCGGCTTGCTCAGCTTCGTCCGGTTCTGCTCCATCTCCATCACATCCACGACCCTGATCCCCGTGGCCCATTCGTAGATCATCACGGCTGACACCCGATGCCCGTGCTCGGGGGACAGGTTGCGCAGGAACTTGCGGACCTCCCGCTCCCACTGCACGAGATGCGGGTTCTCCCGCACGAGGAACTTGTCCTTCGTATAGGGCATCTTCGCCCTCATATCATCAGGCAGTGTGAGATGGACGATGCGGCCGGAGGGCTGCGCAGCGGCTGCATCACTAGGCAGCCGCTGCCGGTCGGCATCTTCCTTCTTGAATCTTTCCTTGAGTATTTCCTCAGCCTTCGTCAGAAGGCTTTCCTCCTCATGCAACATGTCTTCAGCATACCTAAAAAAAGAGAGGGTTCACCCTCGACATGTCCTCTGTAAAAAAAAGAGAGCAGGAGGGTGCCGGTCGCAATGACCCCGGCACCCTCCCCTCCCTGACCTACTTCCGTGCCACCTCTCCACCGCAGGCCGCGTAGCCTGCGAGGTCGATCCAGGTGTCCTCGTTGTCCGGTGACACCCGGAGACGTGCGACCTTCAGCAGGATCATCATCGCCGCGACGTCGTGCGGCAGCACCCTGATGCCGAGGTGCACCGTCCAGAGATCCGCGATCCTCGCGAAGTTCTCCTCAGGCGTCCCGTACTGCATGTCGCGGTTACCGTTGATCAACGATTCCGCCTCCTGCAGGATGTCTGATCGTTTCACCACTCCTCCTCGATGAGAATTTTTTCCAACATCCTGGCACCCTTCGGCGTCAGGTCCCCGGTATCCAGCAGCAGCCTCATGGCTGCCCGGATCCGTTCCACCCCCGCCGCGCCCATCACGCACCGCCGTACCTCAGGATGTTCCCGACGACCTTGCCGGCCTCGTGGGCGTCCAGCCCTACCTGGATCGCGCGGTCGAACACCATCTTCTCCCAGCCCGGCACAGCCGCCAGCTTCATCTGGGTGCCGATGGCGAACAGCGTCGTGTTCCGGCGCCCGTCCTGGATCGGCTTGTTCAGATCCTCGATCAACTGGTTCTGCATGAGCAGCACCTCCTCCTCTTCTCCTGCCTCCAGGAGCTTGACGATCGCATCCACCTGGGCGGCGGTTGCGGCTTCCTTCCTCTTGAGCCTGTCCTTCAGGTGGTCCGGCAGCTCGACCGCGACACGGTCGTTCCACCTCTGCGACGGGTAGTGGTACACGCACCCGACGCCCCTGAAGTCCACGCCCTGCTCGATGTTGATCCGATCCCCGAACTCCTTGTAGCCGAGGTTCGGATCCCACACGTCGTCGGCCACCCAGTAGAACAGGTGGTATCCGTTGCCGGACTTGCTGGTCTCCGCCATCGTGTACGGCAGCATGCCCAGCTTCCCGACGTTCTGCAGCCCTCCGTTCTTCCCGTCGATGTCGATGCACACCATGCGCACCGACCTCATGACGAATGCGAACGCCCAGCTCTTCGGGTAGCCGGCCATCACCCGCTTCTCGCTGAACCATTGGCGCTCGTAGTTCTGGATGAAGTCCGAGCGCTCGTTCTTCCCCCGGCCCCAGCCTGCGTTCGTCTTGCCGTCGGGCCACACCTGGACGATCGCCACCCCCTTGGGGCCAGCGGCCTCCCGCATCTCCTCCGGGATCGGGGTGTCGTCGTCGTAGGTGTCAGTCTCCCACCACGTCATGCGTCTCCTCCTTCATACCCTCGAGGAATGCGAGGGTGTCCTTCTTGAACTCGACCACGGTACGGACCTTCCGCACCTGTGTCCCGAACCGTTTCGATACCCGGTCCATCACTGCGATCGGACGGAACAGCTCGACGACATCCGGCTCCGACCAGGAACCGATGTCGCCCTCCTTCACCCGCCACGACGTGAACTGCGAGAGCAGTTCCGGCGCGGTCAGGTCGATCACCGACTCCGCACCGAGCGGGTCTGTCAGCTCCTTGTAGTACAGGAACTGCAGCGCCAGCGAGTTGGCGTACATGTGCTCCAGCCTCAGCTTCAACGAAGTCTTGGTCGGAGCCAGCATCACCGCCTTGTCCTGCTTCTTCACGTAGTTGTCGATCAGCAGGGACAGCAGCGCACCGAGGTACCTCTCGGACAGCATCTTCTCCTGGAACCCGAGGTCGTCCTCGTAGGTGTTCGGGAACCAGAACCTCACGATCCTCGCCTGCAACGCAGACGACTTGTCGCTCGACTTCGGCTCCTTGTTCAGTCCTTCGAGGAACAGCGCGTTCGTCTGCACCGTCGTCAACTGTGAGGCGTACAGCCTCCGTACACCCACGGGCTCGCCGGCGATCAGCGACTTCTCCTGCCCCGAGTCCTTCAGGTACAGCGCCATCCCGTCGTAGACGAGGTTGAGCAGCTTCCCGTTCAGCTCGGTGACCACCGGAGACTTCTCGCTGATCTCCTGCCGCGTGACCTGCGAGCAGTTCTCGGTTCCGAAAAGTTTCTGCAGCATCGACAGCAGCACGGACTTGCCGTTGCGCCCATCACCCAGCAGCAGCACGTACTTGATCGCAGACCAGTGCGGGGCCAGTGCTGTCGCCAGGTGCCGGAGCAGGGCTAGGGCTTCCTCCTCGGAGTCCAGCCACTCCGACAGGATGCGCAGCATCTCCGCCTTGTCCGTCGGGTCCGTGTTCAGTTGCGGCTTCAAGGTGTTCGGCACGAATGAACCTGCTGGAACGTACAGCTTCCCGTCCTCCCGCAGTTCTCGCAGACCGTCCTCCGTCTTGATGAGCAGCGATGTCACCTGCTCCGTGTGCTGGATGCAGCACTGCGCCACCATGAACTCGAAGCTCGACAGCTCCGACTCTGTGAGGAACAGCGTTCCGAACTGGCTCTTCGCCTTCCTCTGGATCTCCGTCTGTGTCAACGGGGTCCAGATCCTCCGTTCCTCCTCCGGCGTCACCGTGTCGTCGCCGGTCTCGTAATCGGCCGGGATGTAGGTCACCCCGTTGTACCTCACGCACGAGAAGCTGGTCGCCAGAATCTCGGCGTCCCTGCTCAACTCCCGTTTCGTCTTGATGTCTGGCACTTCTCCTCCTTGTACGAAGCAGGGGAGGCAGGCTTCCACCTGCCTCCCCTGCTGTCAGTTCGACCCCGTCTTCTTCAGGACTTCGACTCTTCGGCCCAGTTCATCGAACTTGTCCTTCTCCAAGTCGGGATCGCCCATCGCCACCAACAACTTGTTGGCGGCTGCTTCCGCGTGGTAGTCCATGACTCCTCCTTCTCCTCCCGGCCAGAGGTTGGCCGGTCCCTCCCCGGTCGGGTCAGGCGGTGTCGGGAACCATTCGGAAGACGCTCTTGTCCAGGTACTCGAAGTCGCCCCTGGGCATGATCCGTCCGATCAACTGGCGCCGCAGCGATGCGTCGTCCGTGTCGTCCAGGATCAACAAGCAATGGCACACGCGGTCCAGCCCGTCCGTCCCTGTCGCCAGGGACGCTGTGCCTACCAGCACATCCACGAATCCCGACATGAACTCGTGCAGTGCACTGTCCTTGTCGGCCTTCGTGGTCTTGCCGGTGATCAGGCGGTGGTCGTACCCGTACCTGTTCAGGGTTCTCGACGCCGCCTCGGCCTCCGTCGCATGGTCCGCGTACACCAGGATCGGTGAGAACTCCCCGATCATCGTGGACAGTTCCCGCCAGATCTCCGGACGCAGATAGCCGTCCGGTGCCACCAGCCCCTGGTGCCTGGCCGTGTGCTTCCACTCCATCCGGCTCGCCATCATGCGATGCTTGCGCCGGTTGTAGTTGTAGATCAGCATCTCGTCCGGCACCTGCTCGTCGTACACCAGGTCGATGATGTCGATCGTCACATCGTCCGGCAGGTAGAACACCCGTGGCAGGTCGGCCAGGAATGACGCCGCATCCGGGTAGTCCTTGAACCCCGTGACCAGCGGCACCATCCCGAACTTGTTCTGCTCGGTCGTGCAGTTCTCGTACAGGAACTGCAGGTAGCCTCCCTTCACGACGTTCGGAGACAGGATGTGCTGCACGCAGTACACCCTCTCGGCGTCGTTGTAGTTCGGCGTCGCCGACATGATCACCATCGGTGCATCGAGATGCAGCGCCAGCTTGTCCAGCTTCTTCCAGCCCCGGCCGGACTGTCCGCCGAACATGTGAAACTCATCTGCGATGACAGGCTGCATCCGGGACAGCTTCGTGTTCGGCTGCCTGAACTTCGCATGCGACATCGGTACTACGTGGATGCCCATCCTCTCGCCCAGTTCCACCCATTGCTTGTGGGTGGACGGAGGACAGATCACCACGGCAGAGCCGAATCCCCACAGCTTGATGCTTGCCAGTGCCGTGAACGATTTGCCGGCCCCCGTCTTGTAGTACAGACAGGTGCGCTGCGGGGCCTTCATCTCGCCGCACGCCACCAGGTACTCGCGCTGGTAGTCGAACAGGTCGAAACCGACATTCGCTGCGATCGCGTCGATCTCCTCGTCCCACGTCATGCCGTCACCTTCCACGGCTTGCCGTCGATGTGGTCGCGAATGATCGCAGCCAGCAGCAGGTTGGTGTGCTCCTGCTTCATCATGCCCAGCACCGCGATCTTCGCAGCCGACCGCAGGTCCTGATGGTGCGTGGTGATCGGGAACTTCCACGCCCCCAGCGTCTCCAGCACCGGCCTGGTGACGATCGAGTTGACCCCCATGTTGCGCAGCAGCACCGCCTCCGGCATCGCCCGCTTGAAGTCGGCCTCCGCCTTCAGCATCCTCTCGTCGCTGTTGTAGTGCTGGCGCTGGTCGTACTGCTCGACGAAGATCTGCGCCTTCGGCCTCGGCACCTCGTCGATCCACCGCGCCGTCTCGTCGGCGTTCGGCCCCAGCACCACCTTCGAGGTCACTTCGATGGATCCGTGCTCGATGATGAATCTCACGATCCCGGTATGCACCAGTCCCGGGTCCACCCCAACTACCTGTATCCTGCTCAATGGAGCTCTCCTTCTCTCCGGGTGCGGGAGGGGCACCACCTCCTCGGGTGCCCCTCCTCGCACAATCTACTTGATGTAACGGTGGTCGTGCTTGACCACCGCGTCGAGCGGGAACCCCGGGAGACTGGTCGTCGTCATGCAACGGCCCAGTACCTCCATCGTGGCTCCGAGGTCGGACTGCCACTGGTCGCCCGGCTCCCATTCCAGGACGATCTCGTCGTGGAACTGGCCGATCGGCCAGACGTTGTCCTTGTCCAACGTCCACTCGAACACCTGGTTCAACGACTCGAAGAAGATCTCGCGGCACAGCGACTGCGTGAGCAGTCCCGCGAGCTTCCCTCCGTAGACCGTGTACATCCGTTGCACCCCGGTCTTCGGATCCGTGAACCTGTCCTTCCACAGGTCCCCGGTCTTCCGGTCGCTCGGCTTCCAGTAGGTGACGGTCTTCCCTCGAAGCCTGGTGCCGTGCAGCACCCGCTCGAAGTACGCCTCCTCCTGGTCTCGCAGCAGGAACCCGACCCTCAGCGAGTGCAGGTCCGGATCGTTCAGCTGCTTGCACAGCGACTCGGGCGCAGCCTCCCTCTCGAACGTGATGTACCCGTGACGGGTACCGATCATGCGAGGGACACCTGTTTCCAGCGTCTCCTTCATCGACCTGTCGAGGGAGTCCCACAACTGGACGATGGCAGGATTGGCCTTGCGCCAGTCCGACACCAGCTTCGCCGCCTCGGCCTCGGACAGCTCGACACCCATCAGGGCTGCGAACTCCCGCACCGCGCCGGCTCCCGCACCGTAGCCGCAGGCCAGCTCTCCGACCTTCCCGATCTGCCGCTCCCCCTTGGACACATCCTTCGTGTCCTTGTGGAAGATGATCCCGGCGAGCACCTTGTACAGGTCCTCGCCCGCACGGTAGGCGTCCAGCTTCCACTGCTCTCCCGCCAGCCATGCCAGTCCTCGGGACTCCACACTGCTGAAGTCTCCGACGATCAGCTGGCCCTTCGGGTTCGCAGCCGTGAACACCTGGCGCAGATTGGCAGCCAACTTGTCGTTGGTCCAATCCGTATCGGGGACGAACAGCTCGGTCATGTCGTCGCCCTCGCCCTCCAGCCTCTTGAGGTTCTGCATCTGCACGCCTCGTCCGCTGGTGCGGTACGTGGCGGCAGCGCCGATGTGCAGGTACTGGTCGTGCAGCCGGCCACACTTGCAGATCGTGTTCGTGATCGTCTCCAGCTTCTTCAAGCTGGAACCTCCCACGATCTGCTTCGTCTCCAGCAGGCGCACTACCTCCTCGTACTTGCGCCGCTTGTCCCCGACCACGGTCGGGAGCAGCAGCTTCCGCCTCAACGACTTGAGCATCTGCTCGACGTGCTCCTTGTTGAACGACCGGGCCCGCACTCCTCGCTCTGCGCACCACTCCGAGCACTGCTTGAACGAGTCCAGGTTCAGGTCCGGCGCGTTGCACGCCTCCCGGAACTCCTGTACCGCCATCTCCCGGTTGAAACCGTAGCGGCGCCACATCTCCTTGACCGCCTTCATGTCCACGTTCCAGCCGATCGTGTTCATGTACATGGTGATGTCCATGTAGTGGCGCTCCTTGTCGAGGAGATGGCTTGAGAGTTGCATCGCCAACAGAAGGGACAACTCGGCGTCCATCTTGCAGTAGTACTGGAACTCGGCCCAGTCCTGCGGGTGCTCGTCCACCAGCGATTCGTCGAACGCTGCTGTCAACTGATCCTTGTGAGGGATCGAGAACAGCTGGATCAGGTGCCGGCCGGCCGCCACCTTGTCCACACCCAGAGCCTGCGGTGCCGCAGCCTCGAGGCTGCTGCCGAATCCGCAGGCCCTCGCCATCGCTGCGCTGTCCACGAACCTGTCCACCGGCAGCGGCAGGTCCAGGTTCGCCAGCACCGCCCGTTCGAACTGGGCGTTGTGCGCCACGACCGTACGATCCCCGATCAGGTACATCAGTTCCTTGGCCGCCGCCTCCTCGTCCATGACGAAGTCGAGCACCGTCGACTCAAGTTCTTTCGTGTCCTCGTCCACCCACACCAGCGCCGCCAGCAGCACGCGGAAGTTGGGACTGTCCACGTACCTCGGCAGAC